TTCCTCCAGGGCTTTCATAATTGGACGCTCAATCCCTTCCATATGATGGGAGTTGCTGGTATACTGGGAGGAGCACTTCTCTGTGCTATTCACGGTGCCACAGTAGAGAACACACTTTTTGAAGATGGTGAGCAAGCAAATACATTCAAAGCGTTTGAACCAACGCAAGAAGAAGAAACCTACTCAATGGTTACGGCAAACCGATTCTGGTCACAGATTTTCGGTATCGCCTTTAGTAACAAGAGGTGGCTTCATTTCTTTATGTTATTTGTTCCTGTTATGGGTCTTTGGACCAGTAGTATCGGGATTATTGGCCTTGCTCTTAATCTACGTGCTTATGATTTTGTGAGTCAGGAAATCCGCGCTGCAGAAGATCCCGAATTCGAGACCTTCTACACCAAGAACATCCTTCTGAATGAAGGTCTACGTGCCTGGATGGCACCTGTTGATCAACCACATGAATCGTTTGTATTCCCTGAAGAGGTCTTGCCAAGAGGCAACGCACTCTGATATACTAAGAGGGTTAACTACCCTCTTTTTTTATGCTTGGTAATCTTGAACCTGATGAAAGGGATAACACTCTTGTAGAAAAAATTGCAAGAGTTATCAATACCCTTGGTTGGACCATTGAGGATGAGATTGATGTAGAGATTGGTGGCACGGCTGTCTCTGGTATTGATGTTGGTGAAGAGTACAATAAGAAGTGGCAGTCGCCAATTGGAACTCGTAAGTACAACAAAGATGCTTTCATCATTATCAAGAATCAAAGTCGTAGAGACTTGAGTAAATCACAACCCTTTGCTGAGGGAGAATTTAATCCACAACACAAGAATTGATATGGAATTTATCGTATATTCAAAGGATGGATGTCCTTATTGCACAAAAGTTCAGCAAGTATTAGAGCTTGCTGAAATCAAGCATGTGATATATAAACTTAACAGGGACTACACTCGTGAGGAATTCTATGATAAGTTTGGGAAAGGTTCTACCTTCCCAAGAGTTGTAGAAGGTGATACACTCATCGGTGGTTGTACTGAAACTGTTAAGTATTTACGGGAGCAAAAACTGGTCTAATGGAACAAAACCTCAACGACATCTATGATCTTATTGAACACGCTATTGATAATGCCTTTGAGGGACAAATGAATTTAAAGTTTTATGATTACCTAAAGGCAACTAAAACTAAAAAACATGAGATTGATTCTTTTATTGAAAGCAAAACAGCTGCTGAGATCTCTGACATCACGTTAGAACTTGATGAATATCTCAAAGGTGGTCAAGATAATGAACACAAACAATTGCGTGAAGGATATGGGCACATCCCTAAACCCCAAGCAAGAAAGATTAAAATCTATTTGTATGGCATTCTAGAGGATGCGTGGAGGTATAGTAGTGACAGAAAACCTGGACGACGAAAGAAACAAACTAAATAACGTAGATCCCCAGATAAATCGTGGGGTAGAGTTGCTGCTACGCAACAGGAGGAAAAAACCCGAAAGACCCAAAACTTTTCAGATAAAGTTTGGTAAGATGGTTACTTTCTTCCGCAGAGAGATTGTCTTACATCTGAATTTTTATCTGGACATCAGAAAAAAATAGTCTCTGGAGATAGAAAAATGTTAGCAGTAACTCTCACGATAGGAACTTTAGTTTCAATCATGTTCTTTTTTGTTGGTGGCATGGTAGGATGGCTGGCAAAAGAACATGTATATCAGACTCAACCCGTTTTCACTCATCCAGAGATGTTTGATGAAAATGGAAATATACTACCAGACGAAATTTTAGCAGTACGATTTGAAAATGGCTATGACGAATTCGACGAAGAAGAAGACGACAACGACTAGGAAGAAAACTACAACTCCTAGAAAACCAGCTACAATTGAAACTCTTCCAACTAATCCATTTGTTTATGAAGTTTTAGAACTTGCATCTAAGCAAAGATCCAAAGCAAACAAGATTAAAGTTTTGAAGACCTATGAGCATATTTCTCTGAAGTCTATTTTTATTTGGAACTTTGATGAATCTGTAGTTAGTCTTCTTCCTCCTGGAGAAGTTCCTTATGGCGATGCAGAAGATCAATCTGTATACTCTGGAAGTCTTTCTGAGAACATTGCTAAGGAAGCAAGGGGTGGTGAGTCTGCAACAGGTCAGGACATGGATGGTAGAGGTAAGACATCTCTTCGTAGGGAATATCAAAACCTCTATCACTTTGTGAAAGGTGGCAATAATAATATCAATAGTATTCGTCGTGAGATGATGTTCATTAACCTTCTTCAAGGTCTTCATCCTAAAGAGGCTGAGGTTTTAATTCTAACAAAGGATAAAAAACTTACTGATAAATACAAAATAAGTTTTGAAATTGTACAAGAAGCATATCCTGATATCCAGTGGGGCAATCGTTCATGACAGCAACTGTCGAAACCAAACAAGAAGAGATGGCAAGTTACGGAAAAGAAACTAACAATGTAAATCCATCTGATTATTGTTGTCAGATTCTGCAAGAGAAGACTACTCATCAAGCAGCAAATGACAAATCATTTCCCAATGATGCACGACTCATATATTACATCGTCGATGGTGTTCAACATATGGATCTGACACGATGTAAGAAAACAGTACAACTTTTTGATATGTACTATGATAAGTATGGCAAAGGTGCAGTTCAAAAGATTGAATTTGGATATGGTACAGTCAATCCAAAACTATGGGGATACAAATCAAAAGATTCTAAAAAGAAAAAATGAATGACGACGATATTAAAGAGCAGATAAATGCTCTTATTAGAGATGAAATTCAGGATACAATTAATGATTATGTTGAAGCTAAAGAAGTTGTAGAGGAAAGTGGTCTTGGTTTCGTTGAGAAGGAAGATGAAAAGGAACTTAAAGTTAGTATCTCTCAAAAAGAGATTGACAACATTCTAAAAGAATACAAAAAAATCAAAAAGGGTCAAAGGTCTAATCTTACCCATATTAAAAAGTTAGGACTTGTTGATAAGAATGGAAGACCTTTGAAATAAATACACCAGGTGTAGGTAAAACATGCTATCAACACAGTATAGATTGCGTCTAGAGTTTATTTGCAAGTGTATTGCAAATGGTGAAGAGGTTAAACTAGATGATATGATCTGGGCTGAAAAGTTAAGCAAAGCAAATACAACTGCTCGCGAAATGCTTAAGAAAGCAAGAAGGCATTCATCACAAGATATTCAAGAAGGTAGCATGGATGATTTTATGAATAGGATGGGATTAGGTGACCCCGACCCATCCAATCACAGAACGGGGTTTGATGGTGCAGATGAAATTGTAGATTGGTTTCAGAGAGATAAACCTGATGATTGGAGGCAACGTGACTAACGACTTCTTGGACAACTTAGCAAATCACCAATATCAACGAATGATGGATAAAATTACACCAGAAACATACGAAAAAATGAATGAGGAGTTTGAAGAAGAAGGCCTTGCTTTCCGAATCATTGTCCCCACTCAAGAACAAATTGATGAATGGAGGCAAAGTGACTAAGTTTTTAATGTTTACAAAAGAGTCTTGCGGACCATGTGGACTCGTTAAAAAATATATTACTGCTCTCAAGGATTCTCGTGAGAGTATTATTGAAGAAATTTATCTTGAGGATGTAAGTGATGTACCTATCCCTGAAGAAAATCTTGCACTCGCAAAAAAGTATGGTGTAACTGCTACCCCTGTTCTTGTCATTGCTGATCAAAATGGAGAACTATTAGAAACTTATATTGGTGGTCTACCCATTACACAAAACATTCGCAAGTTGTGGGAAAAGTACGATGCCTGATGTAACTAAGTTGAATATTGCCAAAAACTTGGTAGAGAAGATTGCTGAACTTTTGAATGCAGAAGTTCGTTATTCTCTTTTAACTGATCATAAAGGCGAAGAGAAAAGAAAAATTTCAATTACATATAAAGACCAATGAGACAGGCAATTGTGTATTCAAATGGGAGTCAAGAATCTGAAAGAGCAAAGATGGTTCTTGAAGCATGTGGTCAGGAGGTAAGGGAGTTCTTACTTGGTGCTGACTTTAGTGACAGACAATTCAGAGCAGAGTTTGGAAGCGAAGCTGAGTATCCTCAGGTTGCTATTGGACTCAATCATCGCGGCACTTTAAAAGAAACTTTGAAGTATATGAGCGATTCTGGAATGTTTCTTTAACTGTATCGCATGATACAAAAGAACTTGACTATATAGTTCATGAGGTCTATAATAGGCCTGTCGTTCATCCCTTAGGGGACGCAAGTAAGTCGCGGAACGGAGCGTTCATCCCATGATTGATTTATTACTTTACTCTACCATTCACTGCACTGATGCTGTTGATATGATCAAACGCATTGAGGCGAATAAAAGTGTGGATGTGATAATCAGAACTGAGGTGATTGAGACCGTAAAGGAAGCAACACCTGAGTGTAACTGGGACGCAAACGACTGAAGGAACGGGGATTAAACCACCCATACTTCAGGAGTAACTACAATGAACACCTTAAATCTCATCAAAAAACAGATCAACAAAGCTGCTGCACTGCACGATGCACAGATCACTCTCACCAAATATCGTGGTGTTGAGTGTAAAGTTCATGAGGCAGGTAAGGAAACTCACGGTACATTCTGCTATCGTGGTAAAACTTACACTAAGTGAGACAATTAGACAAACTTACTTTACAGAGAGGGTTACAAACCCTCTCTTTTTTTGTACTTATATTAAATTGTTAGAAATGTATATTAAGATACCAAAACTTTACTAGATAATACAGACAGAAACAGGAGGGAGCATGTAAGAAATGTCCTTACATAATGACTTGGTACTCTTGGAGGCTGTTATGCACAATTTAATCTCACACAATCAACTAGCAGGATGGAAACAAAGTGTTTTGAGGCTTGAACGAACACTAGACAAAACAATGGATGACTCGGATCTGTTAAACGACTATTACGACTGCTTAATTGAATGTGATGATGATCAAGCTTCATGCAAACGAATATGTAGGAGGATACTAGAATAGTTTTGATGGGGGGTTGACAGCCCCTCTTTTAGTTTGTATAATAGTTTGACTGAGTTTATATGTATGGATAGAGAGAAACTCAAACTAATTGTACGCAATTTAGAATCTCTTGTAGACTGTCTAAAGTCAGAGGTATATTCTGACGTAGATGCCTACAAGGAAAATCTTGCTACAATTACCGACTACGATGAAGTTTATGATGAAGGAGACGATGATGGATACCCCGACTAAACTGATTAGCGTCACTCCTGATGCAGAGAAACACATGGCCTATTGCGCCCGTGTGTCTAATCCAAACAACCAGGACAATGAAAAGTTTTCTGGACTCCTAAAGTATTGTGTGAAGCATCAGCACTGGAGTATCTTTGAACAAGCATTCATGACTCTGGAGATCAATACTACAAGAGCTATCGCGGCTCAAGTGCTCCGGCATCGTTCGTTCACATATCAAGAATTTTCACAACGCTATGCAGATTCATCTCTGCTTGGTTTTGATAAGATTCCTCTGCCTGCACTACGTCGTCAGGATGAGAAGAATCGTCAGAACTCTATTGATGATCTAGATCCTTTTGATGTTCAAACCCTGGAACTTCAGATGCAAACTCTATTTGATTCTTCCATGGCTTTGTACAAGCAAATGCTGGGACGAGGTGTGGCAAAGGAATGTGCCCGGATGGTGCTTCCGTTATGCGTACCGACAAAAATGTACATGACCGGATCAGTTCGCTCATGGATTCATTATATCGAATTGCGTTCTGCAAATGGTACACAGAAGGAACATATGGATATCGCATTGGGCGCAAAAGAAATTTTTGTTGAACAGTTCCCTGCCGTTGCAGAAGCAATGGAGTGGGTTTGATAAATAATGTTAAGTTGAGATAATTTATGGCTACTTATCCTGTTATTAATAAACAAACTGGTGAACAAAAAGAAGTTAAGATGAGTGTTCACGACTGGGACCAGTGGAAAGAGGATAATCCTGAATGGGAAAGACACTACACTCCAGAAAATGCTCCTAATTTTGGGGAGATTGGTGAGGTGTACGATAAATTGAAGAAATCCCATCCAGGGTGGAATGATGTTCTACGTAAAGCATCCAAAGCCCCAGGATCCAAAGTCAAACCCGTCTGAACTCACTTATGCCCGCAAAAAGAAAAAGTCAAACTCCAGTCCCATTTGGGATGAGCAACAAACAAATGAAAAGAAAAAAACCAATCAACTTAGACTTGATGAAAACAATTGATCCTCTTACAGAGAATCAACAGGAACTTTTTAGATGTTATAAGAACGATCAAAACCTAGTCGCATATGGATGTGCAGGTACTGGAAAGACTTTTATCACCCTCTACAACGCCCTCAGAGACGTTCTAGACCCTAAGTCACCCTACGAGAAGATCTACATCGTCAGATCGCTTGTGGCTACCAGAGAGATTGGTTTCCTGCCTGGAGACCATGAAGACAAATCATCCCTTTACCAGATTCCATATAAGAATATGGTGAAGTTTATGTTTGAGTTACCAACAGAGTCAGACTTTGAAATGCTCTATGGCAATCTTAAGACACAAGGGACTATTAGTTTCTGGTCTACATCATTCATTCGTGGTACTACACTTGATAATGCCATTGTGATTGTAGATGAATTCCAGAACTTGAATTATCATGAACTTGATAGTATAATCACTAGGATTGGTGAGAATAGTAAGATCATGTTCTGTGGTGATGCTACTCAATCTGATTTGGTGAAAGATAGAGAAAAGAATGGTATTGCAGATTTCATGAGAATTCTTCGTATCATGCCTTCTATTGACATCGTTGAGTTTGGAGTGGATGATATTGTACGTTCAGGACTCGTTAAAGAATACTTACTTGCGAAAATGGAAGTTATTGAATGAATTTTACCCATCATAATTATCTCGGTGACCTTGAATTAAATAAAAAAGAAACGAACGGCATCCGCTTGTACCATCTCCCTGATGGTCAGTGGGTGCCTTCTATTACGTCTGTAACTTCTTTTTATAATCGACAGATCTTTGCTGACTGGCGTAAGCGAGTTGGTATTGAAGAAGCAAATCGTATTACTAAGAAAGCAACTACTAGAGGAACAGACTTCCACGCAGCTACTGAACTCTATATGCTGAATAAGGAAATCAATTGGGATGATTTTCTACCAGCAACTAGGTTTATGTTTCACCATGCCAAACCATATCTTGACAAGATAAATAATGTACATGCTATCGAAAGAACTCTGTACTCAGAGTATCTTGGTTTGGCAGGAAGAGTTGACTGTATTGCAGAGTACGAAGGAGAACTTGCAGTCATCGATTTTAAAACATCTGAAAAGATCAAACCAGAAAAGTGGTTGGAGAATTATTTCGTTCAAGAAATGTTCTATGCTTCTGCTTACTATGAATTGACTGGTATCCCTGTAACGAAATTGATTACGATCATGGTCACTCCTGGTGGCGAGGTTGAAGTATTTGACAAAAGGAACAAAGGGGATTATATTAAATTATTAGTTCGCTATATTAAAGAATTTGTATCTCACAATCTTAGGACAGAGAATGGAGAATGAACTAGAAAAAGTATTAGAAAGTAAAT